CTTTGGGTTATTCCCGAGGCAGCTTTGACCGTCGAAGAGCCGACCGAGGAAGTCGTCGAAGAAGTCGTCGCCGAAGCCGAAGCCGTAGCGGAGCCAATCGCCGAAGAAGCTTTGTCGTCTGCGCACATGGACGACGAAGACGAGATGATGAAAACCGCAGCACTTGACGGCAATGTGATAATGAACACAGAAGCAACAAAGCGCTTCGCACGTCGATTGCTGGGAGTCAAATGAAGTCAACACCGCACGCAATTAAAGCCGTCGCTCCGTACACCCTCAGCGGTGTCGGTGTCGTCTACGGTGGCGAGGATTTGACCGGCGACCGATTCAGCAAAGATACCGACTTCGGCGGTTCGCGTCCCTTCGTTGGGATGCCGGTCTACTATGACCATGCGCTGGGCGGTATCAAATCGCAAATTGGCACGGTCAAGGTATGGACTCCGACCGACACCGGCATCGACGTGCAGATTGAGTTAGATCGCCGTCACAAGTACGCTGCCGACGTGATGAAACTCGCAGAGCAGGGCGCGCTCGGTCTTAGCACTGGCGCACTGCCTCACTTGGTCGAGCGCATCAACGGCGAAATTAAGCGCTGGGTTGTCGGTGAAATCTCATTGACACCAACACCGGCGGAACCCCGTACCACTACCGAAGTTACGACCAAAGGGAATCCCGTGCGCACTGCGGCGGTTGGCACCGGTCATGACGATATAAACACCGCAGTACACACAGAGGAAACACACAACACCATGGACAACATCAAAGACGCAGTCAAGGCCGCCATCAGCGAACTCGCGGGCGAGCCCGTAGCCGGTGGCACGTTCCACGCTCCATCAATCAAAGCAACCGTCCCGGTCGCTGTACAGGTCGAATCACCGTACGCATCCAACGAATACCACGGCGCATACAAAAGTTTCATGCGCGGTTCGTCCGACTCTTCGGTCATGGACACATTGACCAACGCAAAGAGCGCCGCAGCCGGCTTCTACAAGACCTTGACCGAAGCAACAAACAACGACGGCGGTTTCACCGTACCAACCACGATCAACCGCGAAATCATCGCACGTCGTGACGAACTTTCGTTCCTCGGCCAGATTGGTTTCACTCGTGTGACCACGGAATCGTGGAAGCATATCATGCCTGCGCAGAGCACGAAGGCAACACCGGGTATTGTCGCCGAAGGCGTTACCGCAACGGCATCCGAGCCAAACCTCGCCAACTCGAAGACTATTCAGTTGTACAAAGACACCCTCGAGTTCGCTTTGTCCGATGAATTGATGGCAGATACTTCGAGCAACCTCGAAGAGTTCCTGAACAACGAAATCGCACGCGCAATGGCAGTCAGCGCAAACAATTACATCGTCAACGGTACCGGTTCTTCTCAGCCCTACGGTTTGATTACCCGGGTCACCAACACCTTTGCATTTAGCGCAACGGCAATCACCAACGCACAGATTGTCGGACTCAGCACCGACGTCGCCGGCGAATATCTCACCAACGGTCAGACCGGTTTCATCATGCAGAACTCCACATGGGGCGCATTGAAGACCCTCGACCTGACCAACTACAACCGCATCACCGACACGGTGAACGGTCAACGCACGGTCGAAGGTTGGCCGGTGATGTTGTCGGCACAAATCGCAGCAATCGCTACGACCAACAAGTCGATTATTTTCGGTAACTACAACTTCTATGCATTCGTCGAGCGCACCTCGGGCGTTCAAATCGAGCGCTGGCGCGACGTGCGCAAGGGCTTGACCTACATCGTCGCATCATGGCGCTACGGTGGCGACGTGACGCAAATCGAAGCATTCGCAGTTGGTACACACGCCTAGTCAATCGGCGCAACTTCCGAGGAATCCTCGGGAGTTGCGCCATCATAAGGAAGCCTCACTATGAAAATCCAAATGTTACACGGTATAGTCTTTCGTGTCGGCAAAGTCAATACGCCATACGCACCGGGCGAAATCGTTGAAGTGACCGAAGCCGAAGCGAAGCAACTCATCGCCGAAGGTTCCGCGGTCGCTATGGAAGACGAGCCGACCGAAGCCAAGCCGAAGAAGACGACGAAGGTACTCTAATGGCCTACACGACGACCGCGGAACTCAAGGCGTACATGAACATCACGGCGTCTTCGGATGACACGCAGTTGGGCAATGCGGTCATTCGTGCGCAGGCTTTAGTCGACTCATTCACACACCGCACGTTTGAAGCGGCAGCCGATACGACGCGCACCTACACACCGCTACTGTTTAACGACGGTGGCGATTTGATGGACTACGATACGCTGTATTTAAGCGCCGATCTGTTTAGTCTGACGAGCATCACCAACGGCGACGGCAATTCCGTTACGCTTGGCGATGTTGTACTGCTACCCTCCAACGTAAAGCCGGCGTACGGTATCAAAATCAAGCGCGGTATTAACTTGGTATGGAACTATGTAGTCTCGCCGGAAAACGCAATCAGCGTCGTCGGACGCTTCGCATACACAACGACGGCGCCGGCGGACATCGTCGCGGCAACGCTTCGCATCGCCTCGTACCTGTACCGACAGCGCGAAGGCACGCCAGACAGCGACAGAGCCATTCTGAGCGCCGACGGCATGGTACTCGCATCACCGCAGATACCCAAGGACGTTATCACGCTCCTACGTCCGTATGTAAGGCGGTCGATATGAGTTCACAACTGGTTGCAATCGTCGACGCAATTGCAGCGATGAGCGTCACCGGTGTGACAACGGTCTACTCCGGTACGACGTTGAAGAACGCCGTCGAGATCGCGGACGTGCCGGCGCGGATTGTCTCAGCGGTCGGTATGCAATCAGCACGCACGAAGACATCTACGCTCGGCGGAAGCGGGCACGTCATGACGACCGAATGGACAATCACCGACGTTGCATTGCTACGACCTGCGGGAATGGGCATCGGACTGAAGGACGTTGCCGCTACGATGGAGTCGTACATGGCGGCGTATCACGATGCGGTTCGCACATTGGTCGCACCGGCGTGGCAACTCATCGACGTGCGGTGTCGTGCGCAAATCTTAGAATGGCCACAAGCCTCGGGGCGAAGCTACGACACCGTCGTGGCAACGCTGGTAATATCTGAAATCGTCCAATAGGAGGACATCATGGCACAAACCACAGCAGCCGTAAACGGCGTAGCTTCAACGGTAAGCATCAAAATCGCGGCGGGCTCATACGTTGACATCAGCGGTAGCACGCAGAGCGTCGACGTGGCAACCGCTACGGTTATGAATAGCGACACCTACACTCTCGACGGAGCCGGCGCAATCATTTTGTTGGGCAAGTTCGAGCCGGTCGACGTCACCGTCAACATCTTGTACACTGAAACGACCGCCACTGAAGGTTACATGTTAGTAAGCGCAGCGTTCGCGGCAAAGGACAAAATTCAGGTAAAGTGGTTGCCAAAGGGTACGGGCTCGGGGAATAACACCATCGAGACCAACGCAACCGGATACATTACTTCTATCGACTACCCAGCCGTCGACGCGTCATCCGCTGACGCAATCATGGCATCCTTCACGGTTCGGTGTCCTGGCATCACATACACCGACGTCGCATAGTTCGGGCGTGCGGTCTTGGTGGGGCGAGACCGCGTGCCAACATTTAGCCCCACACAATTTTTCATAGGAGCATCCCTAACATGCAAATCCAATACACCGTTGACGACTCGAAACTTACGATTGGCGATCTGATTAAACTACAAGCCGGCAAAGACGACCTAAGTGTGACCGTGTCGATTCTTCGCAAGTGCGTTACCGTATCCGAGGGCGAATTTGAGGACATCCCGGCGAAGCACTTCCCGGCAATCATCAAAGCGGTACTCGGTCAGTTAACGCCATCAATGGGAAACTAAAGACGGCGCTTGGCGCGCACCTTTGGGTGGGCGAGGAGGCGCCGATGGAATATGTCCGCTTGGTTATGTGTCGCGATGTGTATCATTGCACACCGACGGAACTAGAAGCGGTGCCATGGCGAATCATACAAGAAGACCTCATCATGATGAACGTTGAACGTACGATTCGCGAACGAAGGGCGAAGAAGTAATGGCCGAAGAGACGGTACTAATTCGCTTTAAGAGCGAAGACGATGTTACAAAGACAACCAAAGCCGTGAACGACGGGCTCGACGATGTCGGCAGAAATGCCGGCAAAGCGGGCAAGTCGTTCACTGGTATGGGCTCGGTGATGACTGGCGTACTGCAAGGTGTCGGCCAAGCGCTCGGCGGCTTTGCTTTGCAACTGGCCGGCAAGGCACTGAGCGCGGTCACCGACTTTGTCGGCGGTGCAATTGAAGAGGCTTCAGCGTGGAACTCGGTCATGGCGCAAACCGAAGCGGTCATCAAGTCTACTGGTGGCGCGGCGGGGTTGACCGCAAAGCAGATGTCCGAGATGGCGCAGGCGATGAGCGCATCGAATGGCGCTTCGTTGTTCAGCGACGATGCCATTCTTGGCGCACAAAACGTCCTCGCCACGTTCACCAACATCAAGGGCGAGAACTTCGGCGGTGCGACGCAATCCATCATTGACATGAGTCAAGCGCTTGGTATCGACCTCGAGGGTGCCGCGATGCAAGTCGGTAAAGCATTGAACGACCCAATCAAAGGTATCGCGGCGCTCGGTCGTAGCGGTGTGCAATTTACCGCGGAACAAGAAGCAACTATCAAAGCATTGGTCGAGACAGGCGACGTCGCCGGTGCGCAAGCGCTGATGATGAAAGAACTCAATACGCAATTTGGTGGTTCCGCAGCGGCGGCCGTTGGCACCTACGCAGGGCAACAAATTATACTTAAAGAGAAGTTCGCCGACATTCAGCAGACCCTCGGCGAGGCGTTGATGCCGTTACTCATGGAGTTCGGCACGTTCATGAGTGACACCGTTGTACCTGCGGTCAAGACTGCTATCGAATCATTGAGCGAGTTTATTACATCAATGAACGAAGCAGGCACCACGTCTGGCATCTTCGATACGATCCGTGGAGCAATCGCAGCGGTGCCCGGTGTGTTGGCGCAGATAAGCGCAGGACTCGCGACGGTGCAGGTATTTCTACAACCGCTGACTGATGCGTTTATGGCATGGGTGGCGGTGGTTGTACCTGCTATTACTTCGGCGGGCATGGCAATCGCGGAGTACCTCGGTTCACCGACAATGCAAGGCTACATCAGCACCTTGACCACACTCCTCGGTGCAATGGCAACGTTGATACGTGACGTGCTCGTACTTGCTTTTACTGCCTCAATGATTGCGTGGCAATTACTCAGCGACGGCTTTACCATTGCATGGCCGTACATCAAAGTGGTTCTCGACGCGTTCTATTCGTTGGTAAGCATTGGCATGGCGCAAACGACCGGCATTCTCACTGCATTGTCGCAATTGGTCAAGGGCGATTTTCAGGGCGCATGGACAACGCTGAAAACAACGCTGGACACGACCATCAAAGACATCACAGGATTCTTCACGACACTTGAGAAGAAGGTTAAAGGGGTTCTCGACGAACTCATGGGCAAATTCAAGGTGGTCGGTACCAATATCGCGACGGGCATCGCGAACGGAATCACGGAAGCAGCGGGCAAGATTGCAGACGCGGCACGAAACGCGGCGAGCGCTGCGTACGAAGCCGCAAAAAAGTTTCTCGGTATGGAGTCACCGTCAAAACTTATGCGCGATCAGGTCGGCGTCAATTTCTCTAAAGGCATGGCCTTGGGTATCCTCGATGGCATACCTGACGTTGTCGGCGCAGCACGAAACACCGCAGCGATCGGAGCGGCGACCGCAGCGCAGACGGTGAACAACATCACGCTCACCGCAAACTATAGCAATGCGCAAAGTGAATCGTCGCTCATCAGCGACGCACGGGCTTGGATGATGACGATGGGGAGCGTGTAATGCAGATATTATTTCAACGCGGATTTTCTGCGTATACATTCAACTCTGAAGGAAACTTTGAATCAGGGGAGACCTACAGTGTCTATTTGACGGGTTCGCTTAACTGGGGACTTGCGCCATTGCATCGCATTACTCAGCGCGGCCCGTTTCAAGACGGTGACAGTGATATCGATTTTCGTCTTGACCCTCGCGTGTTTTCACTGCCCATCGTGGTGCCTGCGTCAACTATCGAAGAACATCTCGACCGACGCAACCTTTTATTGCAAGTATTCAAACCCGGCAATGACACGGCCACATTTCAATTAAGTTGGACGAGTGGCATCGTCACAAAGGAACGGTCAATCAATGTTAAGGTCGTCGGCGGCCTTGCAATGGATACCGACAGCAAAGATTTTGATGTGCGCGCAGTTGTGCAACTGCGAGCAGCAGACCCGACGTGGTACGACACCACTGAAAATAATCAGGCAATTAGTCAGGCTGTTTTTGGTTCCCCGACACCATATCCCAAACCGTATCCGGTGCCGTATGGTTCAATCAGTATTAATCGAATCACGACAATTAATTACGACGGATCGTGGATTGCATTCCCGACGATACAATGCACAGGGCCTGCCACAGATTTGACCTTGGTCGACAGTCTAGGCAACATCATATCGTTTGATGTTCCAATACCCGCAGCAAATACATGGACAATTAATTTGTCATACGGGGTCAAAACTGTAACCGATCAACTAGGCAATAGTCAGTTTGCAGCACTCAACATTAACAGTGATTTGCAAAACTGGGCACTATACCCAGACCCAACAGCACTAAACGGAGCAAATACTTTTTCTGTGTCAGCAAATACTACAGATGCTAACACAAGAGTTGTATTGACGTATTATTCGCGATACATAGGAGTTTAAGCAATGGCTGAGCAATCAATTGGAATGGCGACAGGAACCGGTGCCGCGTTTGGTGATGGCAATGTAGGAGCAGGATACCCATCCTCACGAATGATTGACATGGAAAGAAGGACTCTAGGCGAAGGCGTTCTACAGTTATCGGGCGCCGTTTTTGCGATGACTGGCACTGGTACTGGCACGCTGGCCATTGGCAACGGCTCTGCAGTGGTTACCGGCTATTACTACGACAACACATCGACTGCAAGCATCGTTATCTCAACGCTGGCCAATGCGACCTACAGCGTGGCAATACTGGTCAATAACACTGCAGGAAACAAGACGGTTTCGCGGTGCGTTTCCGGAACAACGGTTGGCACGTATTCCGTGCGTCTTGTTGTTGCAACGAGTGCACAATTAGCGGGTCAAGATTATGTTTATCTTGGAACTATAACCGTGTCAGCCGCGGTTATCACTGCAATTGCACCAGCCTACAATAATATGTATGCCACATCCATGCAGTTACCATACCAATGCAACGCACGTATGACCGGTGGAGCCGCAACGCTGACCCTTGCCAATACGTTTTATACCGTGGCGGCATATTCGGGTTCGGCAGTAAGTCAAGATAATATTTTTAGTGTCGACACGACAACTGGCGAAATCACGGTACGTCGCACTGGATTGTATACTGTGATGGCAACAGGAAACTTTGGAACAGGCACGACAGGAAATCGTATATTAGGCATCGCAATAAACGGCACGTACAGCGATCTCACACGCGCAGCCTCATCCGGAACCGCTGAGCATCAAATGACGCAGACATCTATCATCAACATTACTGCAATCACGGATGTTGTCACGGCACGGGTTATTAGTAGCATAGCCGCTCAAACTTTTACCGGTGTAACTTTGACGATTGTTAGGGCCTAGACAATGGCAGTACAGTACGTTATTAAACTGTACGACAATGCAGGGGTGGCGCTTGGCATCGTCACCCCGCTTGACATCGCAGTGGTGCACAAAGTCAACACGCCAAGCGTGGCGACGTTCTCTGTGAATCTCGGTGCGCCGGTCGTCGAGGATTTGGACGAAGGATACATTGTTGAAATCATCCGCAGCGATCCCGCTATCGGAATGCAAGCCTATAAGGAGTTCACCGGCTTCATTCGATTTTGGAATCGCTCATTTGGCGAGAATCCCATTCTCAGCGTGACCGCGGTCGATGCGAAGAGCATCATGCAATCGCGCATCGTTGCATGGTATCCAAACCTACTCGGCACGTCGTTTTTTAAGACGTCTGTATATACCACGGCATCATCTATCATGGTAGAACTATGGAACCGCAACGTCGGGAGCCAAGCCAACGGCAATCCTCCGTATTTCGGCGCAGGTCTTAGTCGACGATACGGCACCGGCCTGCAACGTTGGGTCGACGGTCGAGTAACGACGGCAACCAACGCAACGAACCTCGGTATCGGCACCGCAATCGAAGTGTCGTGTAGCGGTGAAAACGTACTCAATACGATGGTCAAAGTCGCCGACACTGGCGGTCTTGACTTTGACGTGCAATTCACCATTTCCACGCTTAACTACACATTATTCTACGCTGCCAACCTCGGAGCCGACCGGCGCAGTTACGTCAAATTTAGCCAACAGAACAACACCGTCGGCAACCTTAATCAAACGACGAACGTGATGAATTACGCATCGTTGTTTCACGCGGTCGGCAAAGGCAAAGACAAGAACAACATGCGCAATCGTTACCCAACAACCGCACCGACCGGCGTTGAACTGCGCGAAGCATACATAAAAGGCGCCGACCAAACAACGACGACGCAGTTGTTTAACCTTGCATATTCTCGATTTCGTCGGCAACGCTTTAGTATTGAATCATTCGACATCGAGGTACTGCAAACTGGTACATGGCGGTACGGTCGCGACTACTTCCTCGGTGACTTAGTCTATGTTGACGTCAAACAGATATCACCATTGACACGCAAAGTCTTTGCAGTGTCGTTGTCGATGAACTCTGTTGGAGTAGAGGAGGTCCGCATTGATCTGGCTGAAGTCTGACGAAACGCAATTGCTGACCGAGCGCGTGAGTACCATCGAGCGGCGTGATGATGCGGTGTTTATTACACTGACCCGCACGTCGACGCTCAGCATTACGACGGCAGGCGTAACAGTGACGTGGCAAGAAGAAGTAGACATCGGCGGTGACTTCACGTGGTCAGGCTCGTCAATCACGGTGCCCATCGCAGGATACTACAACATAACCGTCATCGGATCGCTGGCAACACGCGACAACTTCCACGGTGATTTACGCGTCAATTCCGTCGAGGTGTGTTCGATGGGCGTCGGTGCGCAGAGAGATGTGAAGTTCATTCATTCCGTATCGCAATTCTTCAAAGCGGGCGACGTCGTCCAGTACCGAGCAACGACCACGACGGGCACGCACACGCTCGCAGTGGTCACCGAAGACGCGGCCGGTGAGTCGCCAATGTTTCACATGGTGCTGCTATGATTTATCGCATCTACGATCCGAAGACCATCACATTTTCATATTTCGATGAGTATGGCGAACCATACGCAACGCTTCCCGAAGGTGCCGACGTTGAAGAGCGACCGTACACCGAAGCCGAAGCCATGGACGGACTCCGCACAGAACGTAACGTAAGGCTCGTTAATTCCGATTACACGCAATTACCCGATGTGAATCTTACGGAGGCGCAAGTGGAAGCGTGGCGCACGTATCGCCAAGAACTGCGTGACATCACCGCCGGCTTAGTGTGGAATGCGACGCAATGGCCAACGAAACCGTAGTATAATCAGCATATCGCCGCGATGTCCTATTCTTGGCAGAACTGCATCGCGGTGGTACAATGTTTACATCCTAAGCGGTGCCTTTCCCGCTGACGGTCATCTGCACCAACGCCGCTCCAATTACGGAGCGGCGTTGGTGTTTCTGCTTTTTGACACCACATGGTACCGTTGGCTCGAGGTCGGAGCATAGGGCGTCGGTCGTCACCGAGCAGAGCGGATAGGCGGGCAGGTATACATTTAGTGACCGTCTGTATCCTTGCGCAGTATAGCAGATTTGCAATGCTATTTGACAAGTGCGCAATATGTGGTAATATACGGACGGATGAGATGACAGAAAGAAAGGAACACCATGGAAAGACCCGCTATTGACCTCGACATTGCGCAGGTCAACGCAGAGATTGAGACACTTCGCCGTAAGCTGTTAACCTACCTGACGAAACGCGAAGAACAGCGCTATGACGCTTTGCTTCGCCGAATGCGTCAATTGGAACGGGTAATTGCACAACGCAACAAAGAACATGAGGGGACATCGCGATGACGAACACAACGAAAACCACGGAAGCGCTACTGCGCGCCGCATTCTACAACTTCCGCGAATACCAAAGCGAACTCGACGCACTGACCGCATTGCAAAACGAAGAACGCGAAACCATCAAGGCCTTGGTCATCGAAGCCGGTGGCAAGGTCGCCGTCAAGGGTCTGGCATCGGCCAGCATCATCCCTGCATCGACCTCACACAGTTATGACACGAAGATGATAGACGACGTGATTCTTCGCGCTATCGCCAACGGCGACCTGCACACGGCGAGTGCACTCACCGACGCACGCAAAGAGACCGCACGCCGTGAGACGCTGCGCATCGTACAGGAGAAGACGACATGATTCGCTTATTATTCCCCAAATGGTTTCCGGAAAAGGAAACAGAGCAAACACCGACGCGCGACTTTGACGACGAATACCGTGAACACATGCGCATACATCGTCAATTGGTACGTGAAACCGAATACCGTCGATACAAAGATTGCAGAATTGAAGGATTGGCCGAAGCGTTTGGCATGTTGCATCTCACCGACCGAAATCACGCTGAGAATATCATGCTCGTTCCTGATGGCATACGAATGACGTTCATATATCACAACAGCGAGAGCGGCGACAAAGCGTGCACTGCGGTATTACACGATCGACCGCAGTACTACGACGAAAAGATACACGGAGAACGAAAAACTGCACGTGTATCGATATTCATCGGCGATGACGTCGCGATACTCCCGGCGCTTGGGATTGCCATGGTGGAATTGATTCGTCAGCATAATGAAAACAAGGCGAAGCAATGACCACCGTACTTTTTGGCATCATCATCATGGCAGCGGTGTTTATCCTAAGCACCGCCATCGTTGGAAGGTGGAAGTAGATGCAACGTTTAGAAATGTACTACCGATGGCTTACGATGCGCGTCTGGGTTCGCTTCACAGGACACGCCGGATGCTGGGAAGTGGAAGCGGAGCGCCTCGACGGATCGGTGAGCGTAACATTATGCCGCACGGTCGAGGATGCGAAGGCGAAGGTAGCCGAACTACGCACAGAGGGGAATCGCAAAGCATGCAAAATCTCACATGGGTAAAAGACGGCACGCGGTTGAAAGCATCGCATAAGACGAAGAGTCGCACGTTCCTCTTTACAATTCTCATGACCTTCGGCGGTCGGTTTCGTCTTGACGTGCTGACCGTCGAAACCGATAAGCAATTCGCATTTAGCGCAGACACGGTCGAGGAGTTATTTAAAGCCGGCGAAGAGTTCGCAGCGAAGCGACCGAAGCTATGAGCCACCCTTGGAAAGTTGAAACCATGCGCATGTACGTAGAGCGTCGCGGCGAGGAGTTTCGCCGCGACCTCTTTGATAAGACGATGACACAGCGCGCCATGGAAGCGAAGCACGGACTTCATCAATCGCAGGTATCAT